CAAAGTAGGCGGTGGGCAGTGCGTCCAGCACGTTAAGGGTCTGGGTCTTACTGGTCATGTTGGGCAGCCGACGGGCCATCCGCAGCACGGCGGACTCTGTTACGGCTCCCTGGATGATCTCACGGGTCACAGGTTCAGGGATAAGCCCGGAAAGTTTACTTCTATCAATAATATCAACAGCCATTTAGGTTCTCCTTTCATTTCAGTGCGCCCCGAATCAGGGCATTCATCAGGTCGTTTTCTCCTGTTTTGGAGCTTCCGCCACCCACAGGAGCGGTCCAGTCAAAAGTGGTCTTTTTGCGGTCAGCGGTCAGGGCGTCCACGGCTTGCTCAAAGGTGGTCTTATCGTCCACCATCTTCCCGGCCTTGAAGGCGATAAACTCCGCCTCCTCGCCGGTCAGGCCTTTGGACGCAAGGTAGCTTCCGCGCTTCAGCGTCTCCAGCTCCGCCTTGGCGGCGGTCAAAGCCCCGGTTACGGTCTCCGCCTCGGTGGTCTTTGCCTTCAGTTGCTTTGACAGGTTTGCCGCCTCAGTGGCTTTGGTGTCGAAGACACTTTTTGCCACATAGCCGCTCAAATCCACCGCATCTGGGATTTGTAATTCCAAAAGCGCCGTGACCTTCTCGTCTGCGGTCATGCCGTCAAAGCCCTCAATCGTACTGGTGTCAATCGTTGCCATATCAATTCTCCTTTGGGTTTTTGAGACTTCTCTGTCTTTTTGGGATTTTCGGCTTCTCTGCCGTTTGGGTTTTTATGTCTTCTCTGACAAAAACAAAAGAGCCATCAAACCGTTACAGTTCGTAACCGGTTCAATGGCTCTTGGCTCACAGGCTCTTGGCTCTATGCAATATTCACTTCGATATCGTGCTTACATGCTTTGCATCGGAATGGCATGTTTTGTACCTTCGTATCTGGCCGGATTGGGAAAAGTGCTTTCCCGCAGTGCGGGCAGCAGTACCACATTCTTCCGTTAATCTTTTTTGTCATTCGCTTCCCCCGACAATTTCGATGCGTTTAATCTCATCTTCCGTAAATCCGATCAGCAACCCGTTTTCATTCTCCACATCGAACTCCAGAAACTCATTTCCATCATCATCAAAGTCGTAATCATACCCATAGAGCTCCCCAATCGTCATGCGCCCGCTTGTGGAAAAAACTTTAATTTTCTTTCCGAAGTAAATCTCAGGATTTTCAATTATCATTTTTTCCACCTCCCCGAAAATGGAACGCCATGAGTTCCGCTTTTGCTATAATGGATTTTGATGCTTCTTGCAATTATTATATCACCGTTTCTATTGATTGTATATCCAATCTCTTTGCCGGCGTCAATAATTTCTGTATTTTTCCACTTTTTAAAACCATCTGTAAAATTGATTTTCCCGCTACCTGCCTTTGCGTTTATGATGGCTTGTAACTCCTCCATAGAAACCGTTATTACACTTCTACCCGGTATAGCCATACCAGCCATATGCCGCGCTTGTTTCTCTGGATTGATTTCCAACGGATACTCGCCGCCTTGGATTGCCTGCCTGATAGGTGCTTCCGCATCGCGCTGTATTTTGAGGGCTGAAGCCATTTGCTCAGATGCCACATCGGTATAGGTAACTTTCATCCGCTCCCGCTGCAACGGCAGCCCCGCCGCCTCGCTGAACGACTTATATTCTGCGTTTAGCCGCCGAATGCGGGCTGTCACCGATTGAGCGTCCTCTTCCAGTCCTGCGGCCTTGTATGCCGTCTGTTCCCGCTTCAGCTTGCGGACGGTCCGCTCGATTTGCCTCTGCTTCTGGGTAGCCTCATAGGCTGTATAGTGCTTACCCTCAAAGTCAACGTCGTGGCCGTCGTCAATGTGGGCCAGCTCCTCATCGGTGTATGTGCGCTCCATCACACCATCCACAAATGCAGTCCTGATATGACGGCAGTTGGCTCCTTCCAGTCCATCCACATAACCAAGGCCGCACACTTCGTAGATGTTCGGATACTTGTCCCCGGCTCTGACAGAGTACACACGGCCCTGCCATAACTTGTGGTTCTGCCAGCCGACACCCTTATCCCGTGCCCCGATGTGGGCGGACACTTCAAAATAAGGTGTTTCCAGATACTCAGCACTCTGCTCCGTGTACTTGGCACAGAGCTGGGATACGCCTGTCATCACTGCACGACGGGCAGCCACGTCAATTTGGTCTCGGTGTCCGCTCTCGTAATCCACGATCTTGATACCGCTGTCCGCAAGCTGTTTGACAGCACTTTTGATGGCCTGATTGTAAGAGATGGCCCCGCTCGTGATCTGCATCTCCGCATTGTCCAGCGCCCATTGATAGGCTTTTGCAGGCTTCAGCATCGTCCGCCCATTGTCCACCAGAAATCCCATGGAGCGGGTCAGGTTTCCAACCTCCCGCTGTGCCTGTGCCATGATGGCGGCAATCTCGGTGACACTCACAAGCATTTCAGGTGCCGTCACCCCCGCAAGGTCTATGACCTCTCGGTAGTACCGCTGGTTACGCTCTACTACGTCGTCCAGCAGCTTTTTAAGGTCCCTCTGGCTGATGTTGGCGGTGCGTTGGATGGCCTTTTCGATTTCCTCCAGGCTGATGCCGTGGGAGCGAAGCGCCCGGATGTCCTGCACCGTGACCTCGTTCAACTCGCCAGCCAGTTTCAGCCGGGAGCATATCTCGTCAAGGAGGGTCGCCTCCAGACTGCGGTACAGCTCGGCCATCTCTTCCGGGAGGGCATCGAGAAGTTCCGGGGTGAATGGATATCTCATTCAATCTCCTCTTCCTCCTCGTCTGTCATATCCTCCATCTTTGGAAGCATCTTCTTTGCCGTGGCCTCGTCCTCGTTCATCCACTTAGACCGGAACTCCCAGTCATTCATGATACCGGCGTTCAGAAGCTGCATATCCCTGGCAAAATCAGACTGCTTGTCCTCGATGATGGAGTCATCAAAGTCAATGGAAATCTCCACGTCCTCATTCAGTCCGGCATTCATGGCCGTGTTTCCCAGGCGGAGAATGATCCGGCACAGCTCGGTCAATACCTGCTCCAGAATGATTTCATGTTTCTTGATCGTACGGAACATGGTGCTGTTTTCGCTGATGACCTGCGTCGCTGTGGCCACGCTACCCTGGTCGAATCTGTAATGATTCTCTCCGAAGCCGCACTTGCTGGACAGCAAATTGAGCTGGTCCTGGATTCCTGTATTGTGCTCCTGCGTCCGAAGGGTCATATCGATGGGGGTGATGATCCCGTTATTGTCCGTATCCTCCGGGAGCACATAATATGTCAGGTCGTCTGGGTCGAAAAACGGCTCTCCATCCATGTCCTTTGTAGCTGATGGCTTTACCATGATACGCTTTTTCCCCAGGATGAACTCGTTTACATAGCTGTCATAAGCCACGTCCACGCCCTTGAGTACATCGATGGCGTTGGCAAACACAGAGATGCCAAGAGGAATATTATCGTCGTAGTTGTTGGCGATGTTGGGCCGGTCAATGACAAACTGCCGACGGTCCGACCCAGTATGTACCACCTGTGGAACCCGCTCAAAGCCCGACACATCAGCCAGTAAAACTTCCGCATCCACATTTTTGTTCCGGTATCGGTAGAGCCGGTTCTCAATGTCGTACAGGCCGTTGACCTTGTGATGGATCTGGAGGTAGCAGTAGTCCTCTCCATTGATGGTAACGATGCTGTCAAAAGCGCACTCCGTAATGATTCCATTCCGCCATGCCAGCGGCCAAATGTGCTCTACGGTCACATAGTCCATCACAATTCCGTCGGCGCTTCCGGGGACAGGCCCTTCTTCCGTGGCCTCCATGCCCACAACCCTGGGGATAAAGGCTACTGTTCCAAGGGCAAACGCCTTTTCCTGCATCTCGTTTGCTTTGACCAGGAAATTGTTTTCGGTGAACACACGGTCAATGAAGTCCTGCTCCCGCTGGCCCTCCAGGGTGATTTCAACCCGCTCGTTCATAAGTAGGTTCGCCCAATCCTCCGGGATTTTCTTGCCCATATTGAGAGTGTACCGCTTGCACCGAACCACACTAGCCCCGTTGTGGACCTTGTACCTGTGGAATCCCTTTACGTCGCCCACATACCAGGACTTCCACTCCTGCACTTTTGTGTAAAACTCCTCCGGCACCGTGGAGTAACCAAGCTCTTTCAGTTTTTCTGTAATATTCATGCCGTTATTCCCATCCTTCGGAATACTCTCTCCAGGGCATATCTAGTAGCGTCAATCAGGTGATTGTTCTCATCAGGATAACCGCTGATAATTTCTCCGTCCTTATTTCGCTCATACTCATAATTCACAAACTCGTTGTATGCATTTGGCGTTCTTCTGCGGTCAATGACAATCTTCCGCCTCTGGAGCCACTTCATGCCGTACTCTACACTCCCAGAGCCTTTAATTGCTTCTTTGGCTGGGAGCCCCATCGCCCGGTAGTCTGCTGATGATTTAGGCTCTGCGCTGTCGCAGGTAATGTAAGCGTCCTTGTACCCTTTGGAAAGAATCAACTTCCCGCTCGCCTCGTTGGTCAGCTTATTTTGGTATATCTCGTCCATCAGATAAATCGTCTCTCTGGCCCGATCATAGTGGAGGCGGATAAAGGCAAAGGGGTCAGGAAACCAGCCCCAGTCCACGCCTTGATAAATCTTGTCAAAAAGCGCAATCTCTTTGTCTGTGATCTCCCGCAGTTCAAGGTTTTCGAATACGTTCCCGCCAGTTCCAACAGCTTCACCTAGATATTCATGACGGTACGCCCGCTCATCTGTTGCTTTCAGGTGCTCGGCTTCCGCCATGAACTGCGCTCCCAGCCACTCTGGCGGGGCCTCAAGGTATGTACTCTTGTGGCACAGCCTGTCCACCCGCTCCTCCAAACTGTCCTTGTTGGCCCAGTTATCCCGGCTGATTGGTGGATTGTAGCTCTCAAAATTCCAGAACTTCGACCCACCTCGCATGGTAGATTGCAGTATAGTTCGGATCTCAGCCCGACCAGCGAACTGATCTTTCTCCTCAAAATGGGTGACGGCGATATAGCCAAAGGGAACCTTGATAGACTTGATTTTCATGGGATCATCTGCGCCCCGGAACATAATTTTCTGGCCGGTTGGCCTATAAATCAGTTCCATAGGCTGCACCTTTGCATCCCAGTATTCTGCCATTCCAAGCTCTCCAATGCCCCAGAGATATTGTGCGTATACACTGTCTCGAATCGTATTAGCTACCTTTCGGAGCACAAGGGCGTGAGTCCCTGGGTTGTTTATCAGCAGCAACGGAACTAGTAAGGACACACAGGAAGATTTCAGTGAGCCTCGGCCACCGGACAGGTCGTAGTGTGTATGTCCGTGCTGAAATACATCACGGGCCAGCAAATGAAATGCGGGGCCAAGTACAGTAGATAAGCGCACCTCAGACATCTATGACCACCTTGACTTCCATATCCTCACTTGTTTTTTCGATGGGCTTGTCCCTCCACTTGTCAGGTCTGCGGTTTTTGAGCCAGAAGATCTGAGCGGTGGTATCAGCTGGGATGTGGCGGATTGTCTGGATGATCTTCGTACCATCTTTGTCAGATTTTTCGATTCTTTGTTCCTGATAGTCATACCCAAGCGCACGCTTCAATAGAGCATTTTCTACTTGTATGTCCACAACTTCCTTACCCTTTTTTAAGGCCTCGGAAATCTTAGGGTATTTGTTCTTCCAGTCGTACAAAGTTGCTGGGTTTATCCCCATCTTCCCGGCTAATTGCTCGTCAGTCAGCCCATCCCGTGCCCATCCTTCAAGTAGCAAGAGCCCATCCGGCTCCAGCCACCGTTGATATTTGCCTTTCGCCACAATGGGCTCACCACCTCAATCAAAATTTCCCGTACCCTCCCCCCTCCCATCATTTCAGCGAGACGGGCACGCCCTTGTATCAAAGCTCCATATTGGGGTAAACATTTTCCCACACTTTCATGTGGTAAATATTTACCTCGCCATAGTTAGCGTCGAAGATCTTTCTAACTCCATAGCCCATCCGCTCACTGACATTTTTCAGTTTTCTCCAGTCAAAGTCTTTATGAGATCGTCCGTTCATGTGTGCGACTCTCTTGATGGAATACCATTCCCTGCTTCTGTCCAGTTCTGCCTCCAGCGCTTTTCTTTTGTCCTGCTCTCCTTTTAAGGCTGTACACAACTGGATCATCACATCTGGATTCAAGATTGCCGCCTCAAGAGTTTCTGGGGTCATGTAAGCTCCATGCTTACGGACAGATGGAATCACTTCGCTTGTTACCCACCGCTTGAATTTTTTTGCTGTGGGAAGTTTGCTGGAGAGCACCAGAGAATACAGGCCACTCTCGTTGATGATGGTCATGTTTCTGGACTGGCTGCCGTCGTGAATCCCGACGTTAGCTTTATCCTCGTCATCCACGTGCCGATCTAGCGCATCACGTGGGTTGCTGTACCCCAGGGCCTGGGCAACATCCTTGCCTACCAGCCACGGTTCGCCCTTTACTTCAACAGTGCGGATGACTCCAAACTCTGGGCTTTCAAAGAGCTTCATTTTGTTCATGTGAGAGGTCTCCTTTCGTATATGTTAGGAGAGGTGGCGGGGGCATATCCCGCCATGCGTTACCCCTCAATTTAAGCTTTCCGCCCCCCATCTCCC